TGGAGGCCCAGGGCCTGCGCCCGATCCCCGTCTACCACCCGCTGACCGATGGCTGGGACTACCTCGACCAGCTACTGGAGGAGGGCTACGACCGGCTGATGATCGGCAACGTCGTCCAGGCCCGCTGGGAGGTCCGTGACCGGATCATCCTCACCGTCTGGGAGCGCGTCCGCCGCCACCCGCACGGGCGACGGCCCTGGGTTCACCTGCTCGGCCTCGGGCCGTACCAGACGCTGGCCGCCTGCCCCTTCAACTCGACCGACACGAGCAATCACATCCAGTCGATGCAGTACGGGGCGATCATCCCGGGCGGTCTCGGGATGGGGCCGATCTCCCGCCTCTACGGCTACCTCTACGACCGCGAGCACGTGGACGACCCGGAGACCGGTCGCCTCGCCTACGGCCGCTTCCTCGGCTGGCTCGCCTCGGCCGACGAGCAGGCCTGGCGCGCGCAGGAGGGTGACCTCGACGCGCTGCTCGGGCGCGGGCCCTTCCCGGCTCTGACCGAGCACGAGGCGCAGGCCGTGTTCCCGGAGGCCGCATGAGCGGGTCGACTTGCAGCGCGACCACCACGCGCGGGTCCCCGTGCAAGCGCGCGCCCGTGCGCGGGTCCGATCGCTGCGCCAGCCACCTGGGCCTGACCGGCAAGGGGCGCCCGCCGCTACTCGATGACGCGACCGCCGACAAGCTGGTGGTGATGCTGCGGGCGGGCAACTACGTCGCCGTCGCAGCGAACGCGGCCGGGATCAGCCTGCGCACGCTCCAGGTCTGGCTCCAGCGAGGGCGCAAGGGCGAGGACCCCTACGCGGCCCTGGTCGAGCGCGTCGACCGGGCGCGGGCCGAGGGCGAGGTCCGCAACGTCGCGACGATCGCGAAGGCGGCGACCGAGCGCTGGGACGCGGCCGCCTGGCTGCTGGAGCGTCAGTACCCCGAGCGCTGGGGCCGGGTCTCGATGCGGCTGCGGACCGAGACCAGCGACGAGCAGACCGAGCAGGAGCTAGCACGAGCCGACGACCCGTTCGCGGAGGTGGACGAGCTTGCCGAGAAGCGAGCGCACCGGCGCGACTGAGCTGGCCGCCTTCGGCCGGTTCTGCGCTGCCCTGGAGCTGGACGAGGGAGGGCCGATGACGCTGGAGCCGTTTCAGCGCCGGATGCTGCGCGACTACTTCGACGGGGTGCGCGAGACCCTGATCCTGTTGTCGAAGAAGAACGGCAAGACGACCCTGCTGGCCGCGCTCGCCCTCTGGCACCTGTGCTCGACCCAGGACGCCGAGTGCGTGATCGGGGCCGCCTCCCGTGACCAGGCCTCGCTGCTCTACCAGCAGGCGGTCGGCTTCGTCCGCCGCTCGCTCGGTCTCCAGGAGCGGGTCGTCCCGAAGCAGGGCTACCGCGAGATCAGGAGCCGCCGCAACGCGGGCCGCATCCGCGTGCTGGCCGCCGACGTGGACACGGCCGACGGCGTGATCCCGACGCTCGCCCTGGTGGACGAGCTGCACCGCCACAAGTCGACCGACCTCTACGGGGTGTTCCGCGACGGCCTCGGCCCGCGCGGCGGGCAGATGATCACGATCAGCACGGCTGGAGCGCACGAGCAGTCGCCGCTGGGTCAGATGCGCTCGGCCGCGCGCAAGCTCGACCTGCAGAAGAAGGGGCGCTACACCCACGCGCTGAGCGAGGACCGCTCCTTCGCCCTGCACGAGTGGAGCCTCGACAAGGGCGACGACGTGGACGACATCGGCCTGGTCAAGCAGGTGAACCCGGCTAGTTGGCAGACGAGCGAGGAGCTGCGCCAGCGGCACGACTCGCCCTCGATGCTGCCCTGGCACTGGGCGCGCTTTGCCTGCGGGGTCTGGATCGGGGCCGAGGCCTGGTGGGTCTCCGCGGAGGACTGGCACGAGGCGGCCGATCCCTCGGCCGGGTTCCTCGACGGCGAGACGATCGCGCTCGGCTTCGACGGCTCGCGCTTCGGGGATGCGACCGCCCTGGTCGGCTGTCGGCTGGAGGACGGGCTGCTCCAGCTGCTCGGCCTCTGGGAGGCCCCGGCGGGAGCGACCCGCTGGGAGGTCCCCGGCGGTGCCGTCGACGCGGCGATCGCGCAGGTGATGGAGCGCTACCGGGTGGCGCGGGCCTACTTCGACCCGCCCCTGTGGCAGTCGGAGGTCGACGGCTGGGCGCGCGAGTACGGCGAGGAGGTCGTGCTGCGCTACCCGACCAACCGCGCGCGGATGATGGACGCGACCGAGCGCTTCCGCACCGACCTCGTCGCCCAGCGCATCCCGCACACCGGCGACCCGACGCTCAGCCGCCACATCCTCAACGCCCAGATCAGGGAGGCCCGCGGCGGCTACTGGCTGGCGAAGAACTACGAGGGGTCGCCCGACAAGATCGACGCGGCCGTGGCCGCGGTGCTCGCCTACGAGGCGCGCTGCGACGCCGTGGCCGCCGGTGAGCTCAAGCCGAAGCGAAGGGCGGTGGTGAGTCTCTGATGGCACCGACACCGGCAGACCTGGCGAAGGGTCTCGACGCGGCCCTGGAGGCGCGGCTCCCGGCCGTCACCCTCTACGACAGCTACTACCTCGGCGCCCATCGCGTCGCCTTCGCCACGTCGAAGTGGCGCGAGACGTTCGGCAACCTGTTCCAGGAGCTGTCCGACAACTGGGCGCAGCTAGTGGTCGACGCCTCGGTGGAGCGCTTGAAGGTCGAGGGCTTCCGCTTCGGCCCCGAGGAGGATGTCTCCGACCCGGAGGCCTGGGCGCTGTGGCAGGCGAACTACCTCGACGCCGACTCGGGCCTCGCGCACACCGAGGCCTGCAAGAGCGGCCTCGCCTACGTGCTCGTGCTCCCCGGCGACGACCCCGAGACGCCGCGGATCACCGTCGAGCACCCGGCCCAGATGATCACGATGCACGCGCCCGAGGATCGCCGCCGCCGCCTGGCCGCCTTCAAGCGCTGGGCGGTCGGAGAGACCGCGGTCGGGATGCTCTACACCCCGGAGGCCTTCATCCCGCTGACCCGGCGACCGAACGCCGAGACCTGGGAGCAGGCCGAGGAGGAGATCGCGAACCCGATCGGCGTCGTGCCCGTGGTCCCGATGCTCAACAACCCGACGATCCTCGGGGAGGGTGTCTCCGACCTCAACGTGGTCGTGCCCCTCCAGGACGCGGTCAACAAGCTGCTGGCCGACCTGCTCGTCAACAGCGAGTACGTCGCCTTCCCGCAGCGCTGGGTGACCGGCCTGGAGATTCCGACCGACCCGGCCACCGGCCGCGCCTACACCGACCGCGAGCAGTTCCTCAGCTCGGTCTCGCGGATGTGGCTGGCCGAGGACAAGGACGTGAAGTTCGGGCAGCTCGCGGAGACCACCGGCGAGGGCTACGTGAAGCAGATCGAGATGCTGATCCAGCACGTCGCCGCCCAGACCCGGACGCCGCCGCACTACCTGCTCGGCAGCTCCGGGAACTTCCCCAGCGGCGAGTCGTTGAAGGCGACCGAGACCGGCCTCGTGGCGAAGGTCAAGCGCAAGCAGCTCAGCTTCGGGGAGGCCTGGGAGGAGTCGATGCGGCTCGCCTTCGCCTACCGGGGAGACGAGGCTCGCGCCCAGGCCGCGAACGCCGAGACGATCTGGGCCGACCCCGAGTCGCGCAGCGAGGGCGAGCTGGTCGACGCGCTCACGAAGATGCGCACGCTCGGGGTCCCGCTGGAGGCCCTGTGGGAGCGCTGGGGCGCCTCGCCGCAGCAGATCGAGAAGTGGAAGAACCTGCTCGGCCTGCCCGACCGGCCGCCGCTTCCAGCCGCTGACACCACACCGACACCGAACACGCCCGCCGCGAGCGGGCAGGGAGGCTAGGCGCGATGCCTGAGCAGACCACGGCCACGGACGCGAAGTCCGAGACCGGCGCGACGCCGGAGGCCGAGCACGAGGAGTCGTCACGCGACGACTCCGGCAGCACCGACGACTCCGACCTCAAGCTCGGGGACGCCGGGAAGAAGGCCCTCGACGCCGCCCGCCAGGAGGCGAAGCGGCACAAGGCGCGCGCGGATGTCCTGGAGCGTGAGAAGCAGGAGCGCGAGGACGCCGAGCGCAGCGAGCTGGAGAAGGTCCAGCGCAAGCTGAACGAGGCCGAGGGCAAGATCGCGGACCTGGAGCGTGGCGACCGCGCGAAGCAGGCAGCGATCGAGGCGCAGATTCCCGATCTCTGGGACCGCCTCAAGGGCGACACCGCGGAGGAGCTGGCCGCGGACGCCAAGGCGATGGCCGAGCGCTTCGGCCCTCGCAAGGACGAGCGCCGGGACCTCGGCTCCGGGCCGCGCGATGCGACCCCGGCCAAGGGCAACGACGCGATGAACGAACGCATCCGGCGCGCAGCTCGCCGGTAGCACGAACCCCGCCCGGGCGCGATGCCCGGACGGCGCGGCGCGAGGCCGCCTTCACGTAGCTCGACTCACGAGGAGGCCTTGTGGCTACCTACGACTCCATCATCAGCCGCTCCGACGCGGACGCTCTGATCCCCGTCGAAGTGGCGAGCGAGATGCTCCAGGCAGCGATCGGGGAGAGCGCCGCCCTGACGCTGTTCCCCCAGGTTCCGATGTCCGCCAAGCAGCGCCGGGTTCCGGTCGTCTCCGCGCTGCCCGTCGCCTACTTCGTGAACGGCGACACCGGCCTCAAGCAGACGACCGAGGTCAACTGGTCCGGCCTGATGCTGGAGGCCGAGGAGATCGCTGCGATCGTCCCGATCCCGGAGGCGGTCGTGGACGACGCCGACTTCGATGTCTGGGGTGCGATCCGGCCCCGGCTCGCGGAGGCGATCGGCCGCGCGCTCGATGCGGCGATCTTCTTCGGGACCAACAAGCCCGCGAGCTGGCCGCAGGCGATCGACGCGGGTGCCCGGGCGGCGGGCAACA